AACGCCAACGGGGGCGACCCGCGGAACTTGACGGAAGTGCTCATGCGCGACGTCAAGAAAACCATCCTGGAGACCCGGGGCGGTCGCATCTCGGCCATCTACACCGGCTCCGACCAGTGGTACCACTACGGCGATCTGCTACGCCCGGAGCGCCGGCAGCAGGCCCAGACACTCACAGGCGGCTATCAAGCCCTCGACTTCGAGGGCATCCCCCTGATCTTGGTGCCCGGTTATACGGCCGGGCGGATGGACTTTGTGGACGAGGCACTGCTGGAGTATCACATGCTCCCAGTGACCAGCCAGAACGCTGAGATCGCGGGACTGCGCAACGTCGTCGCGGTGCCTGCTCTGCCGGGGTTCGGCATCCTCGTGTTGGGTGCTACCAAAGATGCGGCGGATTTCTGGGTGATTCACTACTCCCAGTTAGTCTGCCGCAACCCCTATCGAATGGGGTCGCTCCAGGACTTGGCCTAGTCTGAGCACGGAAGGAGAACTACCACTATGGCTATCAGTGATGCTCAGAAAGCAGCCGTGACAGGGATGTGCCCGGGCGCCAAGCGCGTGGACCTGGAGCAACTCATCCAGGACGCCGAGGCCGGCGGGTTGACCCCCGGCACCGGCATCGACATTGCCAATGGGGTGATCTCCATCGCGGACGGCGGTGTGGACACCGACCAGTTGGCGGATGATGCCGTCACTGGCGATCAACTCGCCGATGACGCGGTCGATACCGCGCACCTCGCGGACAACGCGGTGGAGACGGCGGCGATTGCAGACGGGGCGGTCGATACCGACCAACTCGCGGATGGCGCGGTCACGGCCGATAAGCTGGACTCTGGGATCGCGCTCATCACCAATCCGCTGGCAGGTCCGGCGGCGGGCGAGACCTTGCTCCGCAAGCAGATCACCCTCGCCGCCGCGAACCCGACCAGCGTGGCGATCGCCGGCGCAGACGACGCGGCGACACTGTTGGGCTCTGAGGACGGGCCCTTCAACTTGACGGTCGGCAACACGTTCATCATCAACCCCAACGCGGTGGGCAACCAGACGTGGACCGTGGTCGGCACGGCCGGCACCTCGACTGGTACCACCGGGTGCGATGAGGACATGTCGGCCGAGCCCGAGAACAAGCTCAAGGTCGCGGTGGACGGTGGCGCCGCCACTCAGTTCACCTTCGACTGGACGGCCGGCGGCGGCTGCAACACCGGGGCCAAGGTCGCGGCCCAGATGCAGACCGTCATCCAGGCCGGTGGTGGAGATTATGCGGCGGTCACCGTCGCATTCTCTACCGACCACTATGTGATCACGTCCGGCAACAAGGGGACGGCCAGTGCCGTCATCGTGACGCCGGCAGCGGATCACGACTGCTCTGCTCGCCTCAAGCTCGGAACCGTGAACGGCGGCACCGAAGCAGCGGGCACCGGCGACGCGCCCATCCTGGCCCGGGCAGCCGCGTCAGTGGTGGCAGCGAAGATCGCTGCCCTACACGCCTCCTTGGCGGCAACGGCGGCCGAGGGACTCAAGGTGCGGCTGAATGCGACCGGCACCGGGGGAGCGAGCTCGCTCGTGGTCGGCAACGGGACCGAGAACACCGAGCTCGGCTTCACGAACACCCAGGCTGACTATGGGAATGTCGGCATGGGTGCCGGGCATGCCATGGCGAACGCCACCTACACGGTGGTGCTGACCCCTGTCACCAACACCCCGGCGAACGTGGACGTGATCAGCATCTACAACAAGGCGACCACCGGGTTCGATGTCTACGCCGAAACGCCGGTGGCCATCCCTGTCGAGGTGCTGGTAATCGGCGTCCTGGCGACATAAGCGATGCGGGGGCCGGCGCACCGTCTCACCTCCGGAAGCGACCGGCCCCCACCCCACTCGGAAGGAGACGATAGCGATGCGTACCTCACAGAGACCGGGGGACGGGGATAAGTCCAACCCGAAACCCGGCGAGCCGGGCCCAGACAGCGCGGCGAAACCCGGCGGCACAATTGAGAAACCGCCACGGGCAGAGCCGATGGCGGCAGAGGCACCCAAGGTGCTCGAGACCATTGCCGCAGAGACCGGGTCGGGCCGAACATTGGGGCCGATTGGCCGGCTGATGGCGCTGCCGGAGCCGGAGCGCACACGCCGTCTGGAGCACGCGGTGCAGGCGGGCCTGACGGTCATGCTCCGCTGCCGCGGCCGCAAGGACTTGCGGGTCAAGCACGGGGCCCACGTCCTAGTGGTCCCGGTCACCCCGAAGCCATTCACCGCCGGCCATGCCATCCACATCTTGTGGTACGCCGCCGATCAGGTGGAGGAAGTCGAGGAGTAGCGGTCATGGCGCGGTCATGTATATGCGGGTGCGGGATGCCCGTCGCTGGGGCAACGCGGCGTTATGTTCAGGGTCACCAGTCGAGGGGAAGGACGCCCTGGAACAAGGGCAAGGCGTGGCCAGCAGACGTTCGAGCGAAGATGTCCGCAGCCCACATGGGGAAACCACCTGCCAACAAGGGGGCGAATCCCGGCCGATTCGAGAGTCGTCTGTGTGCCTGCGGTTGCGGGCAGCAAGTCACTGGATGGTCATATCATCGTGGGGCGCCCAAGCGGTTCCTTAGCGGCCATAACAGTCGTCTGCCCGAGGCATGCAAGCCCCCATTGCTGCGGGGTGCTGACCACCCCAACTTTCGCAACGGCCTGACCGTACGCAGGCGCGACGGCAGGGTGTTGGTTGCCCTGGCAGACGGCAGGCGCATTCCGCGTTCTCATCTGGTTGCCGAACGTTTGCTCCTTGGGCGGAAGGTGCGCGAGGACGAGGTAGTGCATCACAGGGACGGCAACCCGGCCAATGATGCGACTGACAATCTGGTCGTGCTGACGAGAGCAGAACACGTTCGATTGCACGACCCACATGGGTGGGCAAGCAATGCCGCTTGATGCGACTCCGGGATCTGAGTCTGCGAACTCTTATGTCACGCTCGCTGAGGCGGCCGCCTACTTCGGCGAGCGCCTCCACGCCAGCGCCTGGAGCTCCGCCACCGATGCCGACAAGGACAAGGCACTCCTTACGGCTTGCCACCATATCCAGGCTTGCCGGATCCGGGTCCACCGGCGCCCCTATGGCTACGCCGGCAACCTGCCGGACGCCACGGGTGATCCGCTGGCTCCGTCCAATCCCGATCAAGCACTGTCCTTTCCGCGCCAGCGCGACCGGGACGGCGACGGACTTTACGCTATACCGCAACCCGTCAAAACCGCGCAGTGCGAAGAGGCATTGGCCCTGCTGGCAGGCGGCGCGGAACAGGAGCGCCGCCGGGCTTTGCAGGCCGCGGGGGTCACCTCCTTTTCGGTCGATGGCCTGAGCGAGTCCTATGGCCCAGCAAGCACGGGGCATCCGCTGCACAGCGCGGAGGCGCGGGCACTACTCGCGGCCTATATCGACAAGGGCGGCGTGCTTGCTACCACAGATCAACCTGCCGGCGAGTGGACCCCGGGGAGCACGCCGTGATCGAATCCTACCTGGCCCAGGATATCTGGCGGCAGCCGAAGACGGGCGTGGATGAGAATGGCCAGCTCACCTTCGGTGCGCCGGTCCAGAGCAGGGGCCGGTGGCTGGAAAAGAACCGCCTGGTGCGCAACGCCCAGGGCGAGCAGGTAACTTCCGACGTCTCGGTTACCCTGGGACCGGACGAACCTGTGGCAGTAGGGGATCGGCTGTCTCTTGATGAGGTCACCTATGTGGACGTGATCGCCGTGTCGGTCTCCCGGGGCCTGGTCGGCGAGGCCATTCAGAAGCGAGCCTATCTGCAGTCCCAAGGAGTACAGGGATGAACTGGCAACTCACACTGACGAAGGGCCTGGTGGTCGGCGCGCTCGCTGCCATCGGGGTATGGATCGGCGACGCCAAGGGGCTTGAGGTCGCGGGCAATGTTCCGCCCTGGGCCGCCGGTATCGCCGTGCTGATCCTGGAGGCCGTGCGCGACACCGTGAAGTCGCGCTTCGGCAGTTTCACGCCTGCGAAGTAAGGGGGCAACCGTGCCGGGTCTGAGCCGCATCAGCAGGGGCAAATATGGGATCGAGCTCCGCGGCATCGCAGAACTCACCCGGCAACTCGCCCGGGACGGCGAGGTGTGGAAGCGCGTTCAACAGGCCGCGGTGCGTGGTATGACCGAGAACACGGAGGATCTGCTGGGTCGCGCCATGCGGGATGCTCCGGTCGATGAGGGGACGTTGCGTGCCAGCGGCTCAGCCGCGGTCTACGCGAATGGGAAACGAGTATCCAGTGCTGGGTCGGTAGTAATGCTGGCCATGGGCTCTCCAGAGGATCACACCAACCTGGTCGTCGGACAGCGCAAGGTGTTCGAGGGCGGCCTGGGCGACGCGGTGGTGGGCGAGGTCGGCTTCAACACCCCGTATGCACTGGTCCAGCACGAGCGCCTGGACTTCAACCATCCCAAGGGCGGGAAGGCCAAGTACCTGCAGGAGAACCTGCAAGATCAGGCCGGCCGGTACCAGGGCAACCTGGCAGACCATCTCCGGGGAGCGCTCAAGTGAGCCTACTCATTGACCAGTTGGCGGCTTACCTGGCATCTCGGGGCGAGGGAACGGTGGGAAAGGATATCTTCAAGCACCACCGGCCCGCCGCCCCGGTCGCCTGTGTGAGCCTGCACGCTACCGGCGGCTATCCGGCAGATGGTTACACCGCGCGGGAGCACCCGACGATCATGCTATTCGCCCGGGCTGCCACCCCAGATGGCGCGGTGCGAAAGGCATACAGCCTCTATGGCAAGCTCCACCGCCAGCAGAACCTCGATCTGGGCGGCCTGTGGGCCCTCACCATCGACGCCGTCAACAGCCCCGCCTATGTGGGCACCGAGCCGGCAGGCGGCACCACCGGGCATCTCGGTTCGTTCAACATCGCCCTCGACCTGAGACAGGCATCGTCTTAGGCGAGGCAGTTTGGAGGAGGCAACATGGCAACGACCATCTCGGATGTATCCCCGTCGTATGGCAAGGCGGCCGACGCCGCCACCATCATCGGGACCGGCTTTGTGGACACCCCAACGCTGAGTGTGATCCTCGTGCGGCTACACGGGGACACGCCCTGGACGGTGGTCGACCCAGCCCGGGTCGCCTATGTCTCGGCGACGGAACTGACCCTGACCCTCCATGCCACCGAGTTTGACGGCGGCGGCATGTGGGACGTCGGCGTCGCAGACAACGGCGAGACCGCGCCGGATGCGTTCCTGCCCCAGGCCCTGTTCTTCTACATCGCCGGCGTCTATGACCCCGATGCCGTGATCAAGGGCGCGTCGGAGGCCCTCTACATCGGCGGGCGCTTCGTTGGCCATTGCCACGGCGCGTTCGAGCTCGAACACGGGGTCGACACGTCGGACATCGAGGTGAACGAGAGCCTGATCCCGGTGCGCACCATCAAGGCCGGAGAGACCTTCTCACTCACCGTGCCCCTGGCTGAAGTCAGCCTCGAAAACCTCCGGGATGTGTGGGGGATCTCCGCGCAGATCGAGGACCTCGGCGCCGGGCGGCGCCGACTGACCTTCGGAGGGGACACCGATCTCCTCGAAGTGTCGGTGATGGTGATCCTGCCTGCAGGCAGCGGGAAGAAGTGGGCGGCCACGTTCTATCGCTGTGCGGTGGTGGCGCCCGGGACGCTCTCCTGGAACCGCGACGACCAGGTCGATCTGCCCCTGGCGATCACCGTCCTGGCCGACACCAGTCGGGCGGTCGGCGACCAGGTGGGACGATTCGAGGAATACGCCGCCTAGCGGCGGGTCCCTGACAGCAGAAGCAACTTCGGGGGCGGCCTTGCCAGTAACCGATACCACGCGGTGCGCGCCGGCCGCCCCCGTTCACAGATGGGAGGCACTATGCCGAAAACGAGTCAGCAACCCAGACCGCCGACCCCCGACGAGGTCATCCTGCCGCAGGAGCGCCGCTTCCTGGTGGGCGACCGCGAGATCATCCTGCGGCCCCTGGTGATCGGCGACTACAAGCGCATCGCTGGGGACCTGGGCGCGATAGCGCAGCGGGTG